GCGGTGTTCCTCTGGGACTTCTGCCAGTCGCACAACGTCAAGAAAATTGCCTTCGACCGCTGGGGCTTCAAGCATCTGAAGCCCTGGCTTTTGAAGGCTGGCTTTACCGAAGAGACTATCGAGGAAATCTTCGTTGAGTTCGGGCAGGGGTTCCAGTCCATGAGCCCCGCGCTTCGTGAACTCGAAGGCGAAATCCTGAATGGCCGCGTGGCCCACGGCGCGCATCCGGTGCTGACCATGTGCGCGGCAAATGCCGTGGTGGTGTCGGACCCGAGCGGCAATCGGAAATTGGCCAAGGACAAGTCGTCGGGACGTATCGACGGCATGGTGGCGCTCGCGATGGCAATGGGCGTGGCACCGATGGAATCGACAGCCGAGCAGTCCTTCTGGGAAGCCGCGTAGGAGCACTGATGGCAAACTGGCGGCATTGGCTCGGCGAGAAAATCGCCGGGGTCAAGATGACATCTCTTGACCTGTTCCGGGAAGTCTATGGCGGGCGCTCGTCCAAGTCCGGGGCAGCCGTCACGGCGCAGTCCGCGCTTGAGGTATCGACCGTTCTGGCGTGCTGCCGCGTCATTGCCAACGGCGTCGCACAGGTGCCGTGGCCGCTCTATCAGGAAGCCAAAGGCAAGCGCCGCAAGGCAACCGAGCACCCGCTCTATGCCCGGCTCTATCGCCGGCCGAACCAGTGGCAGACCAGCTTCGAGTTCCGTGAGACGATCATGTTTCACGTGCTGCTCGGCTACAATGCCTATGTTTTCGTCAACCGCGTGGGCATGGACCGCAAGATCGTCGAACTAGTGCCGATCGAACCGCACCGCGTCGAGGTGAAGCAACTGCTCGACGGCTCGCTTGAATACAAGGTGAGCGACGGCAAGGGCGGAACGCAGACGTTTGGCGCCGATGCGATCTGGCATATCCGCGGCCCGTCGTGGAACGGTTGGGCCGGCATGGATGGCATGAAGCTGGCGCGCGAGGCCATCGGCCTTTCGATCACGCTGGAGCAGGGCCAGGCTGAATTTCAGAAGAACGGGGCGCAGATTTCCGGCGTCCTGTCGATGAAGCAGAAGCTGAGCCCGGAACGGTTCGCGTTCCTGTCGTCGTGGCTCGACAAGCATCTTCCTGGCGGCGAACGGTTCGGCAAGCCGCTGATCGCCGACGATGAGGCCAAGTGGACCGGGACGACAATGAGCGCTGTGGATCAGCAGCTCATCGAAACCCGCAAGCACCAGATCGAAGAAATCTGCCGGTCTTTCGGCGTCATGCCCATCATGGTTGGGCACGCCGACAAGACGGCCACCTATGCGAGCGCGGAGCAGATGTTTCTCGCTCACGTCGTCCATACCCTTTCGCCTTGGTATCAGCGGCTCGAGCAAAGCGCCGACGTCAACCTGCTGACCGAGCAGGAGCGCGACGACGGCTACTACACCAAGTTCAACCCCAACGCCCTGATGCGCGGCGCGGCCCGCGACCGCGCCGAGTTCTACAAGGCCGCGCTCGGGGACACCCAGCGGCCGGGCTGGATGGTCCGCAACGAAGTCCGCGCCTTGGAAGAGTTCGACCCTATTGAGGGCGGCGACGAGTTCCCCGCGCTGATCACCACCTCAAGCGAACAGACGCAGCCCGGGTCGGATGCATCAAAGGCAAACGACGATGTCATGCAGGCGATCCACACCCTCGCGGCCGAGGTGCGCCAGGCGCCGCCGCCAGTCATCAACGTGGATGCTCGTACAGAGATGAAGGCCGCCGATGTGGTGGTCAATTCGCCGAGCATCGAGATTCAGAACGTGATGCCCAAGCGCGGCGTGATGAAGAAAACCGCACAGTTTGACGATCAGGACCGGCTTGTCGGCATGATCGAGGAAGAGGTCGAGGAATGAGCAAGGGTAACACCTTCGAAAACGACGTTATGAAGCTGATCTTCAACGCGACGGCGATTGCCAACCTCGCGGACAACGCTGCTTCGTCACCGCTGACCAACCTTTACGTGTCGCTGCATACCGGAGATCCCGGCGAGGCGGGCGACCAGACGACGAGCGAGGCGACATACACGTCCTATGCACGCGTAGCTGTGGCGCGGTCGGGCTCGGGTTGGACGGTCACCGCCAACGAAGCCGAAAACGCAGCGCTCGTGCAGTTTCCGCAATGCACTGGTGGCTCAAATACCATCACGCACGTCGGCATCGGCTCGGCATCAAGCTCAACCGGAAAGCTACTCTATAAGGGCGCCCTGAACTCATCGCTTTCGGTGTCGTCGGGCATTCAGCCGCAGTTTTCGGCTGGCGACCTCGTTGTGTCTGAGGACTAACCCCTGTGGGGTTCAAGAACATAAGGGAGTGGCCGGACGCCGAAGATGCGGGGCAATCCTGGATCACAGGCTTTCGCAAGGCCCCGTCCAGCGTTGCGACGACGACCTCGGCATGGACGGACTATTCGTACTATGCGGGGTCTCCCCCCGCGAATTTCTACGCATCAACGCCGCTCGAGGCGGCAGAGGTCGACCCGACCCGCGGGCTGTATGTGCCGAGCGTCTCCCCGGCGACACAACACCTGCGCAATCTCAAGGTGATGAGCGCGGCCAGCGCGGCAACGTCAACGACCAACGCGAGGCAGAGACTCTGCCTCGCCGATTACCTGCTCTATTATCCGTTCATCGATACGGACGCGGTTGGCGAGCAGCAGGATCTAGTCAACACCGTGCCTATCCCGCGCTACTCGGGCGGGCAGGTGGTTGCGGTGTCGCAGTCAGCGGCCTCGGCGTCCGGCAAGTTCACGTTCAGCTATACGAACGATCAGGGCGTAGCGGGCAGGACATCGCAGCCGCACTTCACTTTTGCCGCAGGCGGCGGCGGGCAGGTGCTGGCAACAAGTGTTGGCGCGGCCACGTCGTATCATCCGTTCTGCTCGCTGCAGGCTGGCGACCGGGCGGTGAAGTCAATCGAAAGCGTGACGTTCACGGTAGCAGGCGGCGGCCTCATGGCGCTGGTTATCGTGCAACCGCTGCTGCAGGCATATGTGACGCAGGAATCCAGGCGCACGACCTCGGGCAACCTTGAAAGCTATGGGGCCTGCGATGAGTTCGCGGCCATGATCAACAACCGACCGGCACGCATTTTTGACGGCGCTGTGCTGAACCTCATCGCGTGTGGGCACGGCGGCTCGCTGGCATCATCGTTTCTCGCCGGCATCATCGAAACAACGTGGAATTAAAGCATGGGCTGGACTAGCCACGACGATCTGATTGACGAGATCACGACCAACGGCAAATACGGCAACGTCTTTTACAACAAGACGCTGGCATCTGCCGGTACGGCCGGGCATTGGACCCTCCTCTCTGGCCATGCAGGTTCGCCTGCGGCTGCGACCTTTGCAGGATCTGACCTGACATGGGTCGATACCGACGACACCTGGTCTGAAGGTGCTCCGTACCACGGCGGCAACGTGTCGGCGGATACCAAGCACTTTCTGGGGGCTGGCGCCGCGTGCGTCGCCGCGGCGGGTGCGCCTTGGTATCTTATGGCGATCGATCTGGTGGGCTATGTTCCCCTCTCGGGCACGAACGTCAGTATGACCGGCACAAAGACTGTGACGATGACGGCGCTCGGCGGCGGGCATCGCTATCCAGCCGGCGAAGGACTGCGCCTGTTTGTGGCGGCCGATACTGCACTGGGCGCGAACGCTCCAACGTGCGTCATCAACTACCTCGACACGGGCGGCAACGCAGGCGCGACGACGACATTCACCTCGACCGCCTCGCTCGGCGTGGGGCAGTTGCTCAATACCGGCACGGCGGCCAACAAGTATAACCCATTCCTCCCGCTTGCGACGGGTGACACAGGCGTTTCCGACATAGTGTCGCTTGTCTGGTCCGGCACGGCTCACGCCTCGGGCACTGTCGTCATCGGGCTGGCAAAGCCACTGTGGACGATCCCGGTGCCGGCGACCGGCCTCTATACCAAGGTAGACTTCCTGAACGCATTCCCGTCGCTGCCGCGCATCCGGGACGGGGCCAACGTTCAGTTCCTCCTTTTCCAGACCGGCGCGACGACCTCGGCAGGCACGATCATGGTCGATTTCGACTACGGGTATGGCTGAGTGCTGCTCCAAAACGGCTACCGCGATTTCTCCAGCGGCGTTCGCATCTTCGGCGCTACGATCAGCAACAGCGCATATCCTTATGCGCTGCATGCCAAGTTCACGTCGACCAATCGCAACCTGACCGCAGGCGAAGGCATCGAAACCGAACTGGCTGGCGTGCCCAACGGCTACCGCGACCAATACGCCTGGATCATGCCGCAGAAGCCCGGCGCATTGACCAGCCGGAACGAAATTGAAGCGCTCGCAGCCTTCACTGGTGCGGGTGCGATGGGCGTCAACGGTCTCGCAACGCTGTCTGGCGAAGCGCTGGTCACCTCGGTCGGGCAGCTCGTGGTGTCTGCCGTTGCTACCATTGCTGGCGTAGCGACGGTCTCGAGCAACATCCTGGCGGCGCTCGCTGCAGCCGCGAACCTATCGAGTTCTGGCAGCGTATCGTCGGCCATAGAGGCGTTGGCGTGGGCTGTGTCTGCGCTTCAAGGGACCGCGTCATTGAGCGCGACGCCATACGCGACGGGCGAGATGACAGCGACGGTTGACGTGTCGGCCGCTGCCGGCCTCACGGCAGGCAGCATCGCCGATGAAATTCTCGACCAGCAGATGGTCGAAACCGGGCTGACGGTGCGCGACACCCTGCGGCTTTGCGCGGCGGCTCTTGCAGGCAAGATCAGCGGCGCCGAGGGCGCGACGGTCACGATCCGCAACGCGGTTGCTGATGACTCCGACCGCATCGTGGCGACTGTGGACTCGAATGGAAACCGTACCGCGATAACCTACGATCTCGCCTGATGGCTAGTAGCCCGTTCGATAGCGACTATTTCGGGTCTGGTTTCTTCGGCGCCGGCTATTTCGGCGGGGCTGACGATGTTGCCGACGGCGCGATTTCTGCAGCGCTCGGCGGTGCATCCGCAATATCGGCCGCGCTAACTGCCAAGACTGTTTCGGCAACTGGCGGCGGCAAGAGACGACGCCGCGGCCCCATGTTGTGGCCAACATGGCACGCCCCGGCGCCAACGCCGGCACTGATGTCTGCATCGATAGTGAGCAGAAGCGGATGCACAGCAAGGTTGAGCGCGGTGGCGTGGATATCCGCTCCACTTGGCGGTAGCGCATCACTCAAGGTCGCAGGCACAACGCATCGGTCCTATCTGCGCGAAACGCAGTTCTGGCTTATGGCCGCTTGAAGTTAAGGGAAGGTCAAACATGACATCCAACCGTGAAGCCTTCTATGCCCCGTTCGAGGTGAAGTTTGCCGACGCCGGAACGCCTGGCACATTCGAGGGCTATGGCGCCGTGTTCGGCAACATCGACGCCTATGGCGACGTTATCCAGAAGGGCGCGTTCAAGGAAACGCTGCGCGACTGGAGCAAGTCCAAGAAGCTCCCGCCGATGCTGGTGCAGCACGGCGGCTGGATGATGACCGACATGGACGCGCTGCCCGTCGGGATATGGGAAGCGATGAGCGAGGACGACACCGGCCTGCACGTCAAGGGCCGGCTGATCAACCTCGACACCGAGCGCGGCAAGACCATCCACGGCGCTATGAAAGAGGGCGCGCTCGACGGCATGTCGATCGGCTATCGCGCCAAGGAATTCTCGCTCGGCACCAAGCCGGACGAGCCGCGCCGCACACTCAAGAAGATCGACCTGATGGAAGTGTCGGTCGTGACGTTCCCTGCCAATGGCAAGGCGCGTGTGTCGTCGGTCAAGTCGATCTCCGACATGACCCTCGAAGATTATCGCGAGATCGAGGCAACCCTTCGGACGAAGGGTCTCTCGCGAACGGACGCCGCGACGGCGATTTCCGGCCTCAAAGACTGGCTCCGGCGTGATGCCGGGGCGCCGGCAACAGACCCTCGCGATGAGGGGACTGCGGAACGACTGGCGGCACTTGTCCGCCGGAACATCGCAACCCTCCAAGCATAAGGGGACTCTCATGTCCGACAATCTGGAAACCCTGCTCGAGCAGCAGGGGAAGGCTTTCGACGCCTTCAAGTCGACCGTCGAAACCGAAATGAAGACCAAGCTCGGCAAGGACGATCCGATCGTCACCGACAAGCTCAGCAAGATCGAGAAGTCTCTCGACGATGTCGTCGAGGCCAAGAACAAGCTCGACGTTGCTGTCGCGGCGGAGCGCAAGGAGCGTGAAGCGCTCGAAGCTCGCATCAACCGCGAAGGCATCAAGGCCAACTCGGTCGACGAAGCCAAGCGCATGCTCGAAGTCAAGGACTTCAACCTCGTCCTGGGCGCCTCGCACGCTGACCGCAAGCAGGCGTTCACCCCGCTCGACGCGGCTGGCTACGACTCCTATAAGTCGGCCTTCAACAGCTTCCTCCGCAAGAACGAGCGCGTGCTCACTGCCGACGAAGTGAAGACCCTGTCGGTCGGTTCGGACCCGGATGGCGGCTATTTCGTCACCCCCGACATCACGGGCCGCATCGTCAAGAAGGTCTACGAGTCCAGCCCCGTTCGCCAGTATGCGAACGTGCAGACCATCACGACCGACAAGCTGGAAGGCATCGAGGATCTGGACGAGGCCGGCGCCGGCTATGCTGGTGAGCACTCGACGTCTGGCAACACCGATACCCCGGAAGTCGGCAAGTGGTCGATCCCCGTCTTCAACATGGACACCGAGCCGAAGGCGACGCAGAACCTGCTCGACGACGCCGCGGTGGACATTGAAGCGTGGCTCGCCGACAAGGTCGCCAACAAGCGTGCTCGCTTCGAGAACTCCGAATTCGTGACCGGCGCTGCGAACAAGATTCGTGGCTTCGTGCTGGGCTATACCCCGGCGACGGACAGCGGTTCGGGTGTGACTTGGGGCAATGTCGGCTATGTCGCCACTGGCGTCGATGCTGACTTCGCTGCATCGGCCAAGGGCGATAAGCTCTACGACCTCATGGGGCTGCTCAAGAACGAGTACCTTACCGGCGCCGCGTGGTTCGCCAAGCGCTCGACCATCACTGCCATCCGCAAGTTCAAGGACGGCCAGAACAACTATCTCTGGCAGCCCTCGTTCCTAGCCGGCCAGCCTGAGACCATCATGGGCTATCCGGTTGCGCGCATGGAAGACATGCCCACCATCGCTTCGCAGAGCTTCTCGCTGGCGTTCGGCAACCTCAACGAAGCCTATCAGGTCGTGGATCGTCAGGGCATTCGCGTGCTGCGCGATCCGTTCACCGCCAAGCCCTACGTCAAGTTCTACACGACCTGGCGCACCGGCGGTGGCCTCGTGAACTTTGAGGCCATCAAGCTCATGAAGTTCTACACTTCGTAAGCGGCATGGCGGCGGCTTCGGCTGCCGCCCTTTTCCATCCCATCCCCCACACTGAAGGAACGCTCCAATGCGTGATATCGCCAATGGGCTGGACCTGAAGCGCGCAATCTCGCCGCAGGCCGCCCGCACCGACAACACCGCCATCGTTTCCACCGCCTGCGATCTTCGCGGCTATGATGGCTGCATGCTCGCCATCAACATCGGCGCCAACACCGACGCCAACGCGACGTTTGCCGTTCTGATCGAGGACAGCGACAACAACTCGGACTATTCCGCCGTTGCGGATGAATACCTCAACGGCACCGGGGCGCTCGCGGGCTTCGCTTTCGACGACGACAACGAGCTGCGCAAGATCGGCTACACGGGCATCAAGCGTTACGTCCGTGCCACGATCACCCCGACCGGCAATGACTCCGGCAATATCTTCGTCACGGCCGAATGGGTGCTTCGCGCCCTGCGTGAGCCGACCGCGAACCCGCCGGCCTAATCCCAATGGCGGGCCTTCGGGCCCGCCTCTTCCAGAAACGTGAGGACTGACGATGAAACGAGTTCGCATCCTCGTGCCGTTCGATGGTTATGCCGTCGGCGACACTCCGGAATTTCACGGTCACATCGCCCGCGGCTATGTCGCTGACGGTCGCGCCGAAGACATCAACGACGAAGCTCCGACCGAAACCGCGGCGCCGGTCAAGAAAGCAAAGGGCCGGAAGTAGTGTACGCGCCCGTCCTCGTCACGCCGCCCGCGACGACGCCCGTGTCGCTTCAGGAAGTGAAGCAGCACCTTCGGCTGGTTGCTGGCGCTGAAACCTACACGACCGAGGACGGGACGCTGCAGATCTACCTCGACGCCGCCGTGTCGTACCTCGACGGCTACGCGGGCGTGCTGGGGCGCTGCCTCGTCACGCAGACCTGGCGGCAGGACTTCGACGGCATGGCTAAGAGCATGCGCCTCCCGCTGCTCGCCGCAGGAGTATCGAGCATCAAGGTCCGAAACGCAGACGGCCAACTCTCGACGGTGTCGAGCGACGACTACTCGCTGAAGTCGGATGAGCTTGGCAGCTATGTGCGGTTCGACGACAGCTACACCTTCCCGAGCGATCTGGCGGAGACGCAGGCGATCCTCATTGAATTCACCGCGGGGTACGGCGTGGCATCGGCTGTGCCCGCTGCGCTCAAGGCCGCGATCCTCCTGATGGTTGGTCACTGGTACGCCAACCGCGAGGCTGTGGTTACCGGCACCATTGCGACCACCATGCCGATCGCGGTGGACGCGCTGCTCACGCCATATCGCCGGGTCGGCATCTGATGCAGGCGGGCAAGCACAACCGGCGCGTCGTGATCCAACGCGCGACGGTCACGCAGGACGCGGGCAGTGGCGAGAACGTGGAGACGTGGGCGCCGCTGGCCACTGAATTTGCCGAGGTAGTCCCGCTGAGCGACGGCGAGCGCATCAAGGCTGCGGAGGTTTCGGCAGAGATCACGACTAGGTTCCGCATGACATGGAAGTCGAGCCTCTCGACGGTGAACGCCAAGGACCGGCTCACCTTTGACAGCAAGACCTGGGACATCTGGGGCGTCAAGGAAATCGGGTTCCGGCAGGGCATCGAGATCACCGCATCGGCGCGGTCCGACTGATGAAGACCACCATGCACATTGACGGGCTGCGCGAACTCGACGCGGCGCTCGGCGCACTGGCTGAGGAATACGGCAAGCCAGCCGGCAAGGCAGTCCTGCGGCGTGTTGCCGACAAGGCGCTGCAGCCGATGGCGGAGACGGCGCGGAGCATGGCCCCAGATGATCCAGCGACCGGCGCGAACGACCTGAAATCGCGCATCTCGGTCGGGGGGAAGCTGACGCCGCGACAAGCGAAGCTGGCCCGGAAGGATCAGGATAGGGCGCTCATCACCCGATACATGGGGACCGATGATCCGGCGGGCGTGCTGCAAGAGTTCGGCACCGTGAACCACGGGCCACAACCGTTCATGCGGCCGGCGTTCAGCCAACACGCCGAGGGCGCCATTCGGATTGTGGCGTCGGAACTCGGCCCCGAGATTGAGAAGACCGCGGTACGGCTCGCCAAGCGGCGGGCAGCGAAAGCAGCGAAGGCGGCAGGCTGATGGAACAGGAACTGCGGGCCTTGCTCATCGCCCACACGCCGCTCACCGCACTGGTCGCGCAGCGGATCGTCTGGAACCACCTGCCGCAGAAGACCACGCGGCCCGCTGTTGTTCTCTACCGCGTTGCCGGTGCCCCCGGCCTCACCATGCAGGGCAGTGACGGCCTCACCGGGGCAACTGTGCAGATCGACGTGCAGGCGCTTTCCGTCACGTCCATGTGGGCGATCCGCGACGTGCTGGTGAGCCTGCTGCACGGGTACAGCGACGCGACCTTTCAACTGATCTCGCTGTCCTCAGAAGACCAGGACAGTGACGAGCTTACCGGGTCCGACAATCTCGTTCACCGGGCGCGTCTCGACTTCAACGTATGGGCCGTGGCGGCCTGACACTCTCACGCTAGGAGCATGAAATGACCACAGCCCGGATTGGCTATGGCAGCAAGTTTGCTGTCTCCACGAATGACGGCGGTGCCTACACCGACATTGGCGAGGTGTTCAACATCACGCCGCCTTCCGACAGTTTCGACATGGTTGACGCGACACACATGCAGTCGCCGAACCGGGACCGCGAATTCATCATCGGTCTCAACGATCCCGGTGAAGCGTCCTTCGACATGAACTTCGTTCCGGGCTCCGCGTCCGATGTGCTGATCCGGGCGGTCAAGGCGGCTCGCCTCTCGGTGCTTTGCCGGGTGACTTTCCCCAACGGCGCGACGTGGACGTTCACCGGCTTGCTGATGAACTACGAGCCTGCCGTTCCGAACGAAGACAAGATGACGGCGACCGTGACGTTCAAGGTCTCGGGCTCGACGACTGTTGGCTCGGAAGTGGCTCCTGTGAACCTCGTGCTCCCGGCCATCTCCGGCATTGCTCAGGTCGGCGAGACCATGACCGCGTGGCCCGGCGA